GAAGCCGTACCCGCAGTGTTGGTGACATAGTTCTCAAACATAGACATTGCGTCACCAGTAATAGCAGCAGCAAGAAGAACAGCAGGGCCACCCATGCAACAATTATGGTGAATTGTTCCAGTGGATGTCGTTACACATTCAATTATTTTAGTAACCGTACCGCCCAACCAGTTAATCGTGTTGTAGGCGATTTCCGCATCAACAACTGCCGTAGAACCGCTAATACAAATCGAAGCTGTGGAAGCTTTGGCTGTAATCAGAATGGTGTTGTTCAGAATACGGGTATGGTCTGTTCCCACCAACTGAATCCAAAGCGTAGTTCCGTTTGTCGCTGTGGGCTGACGATGGAAACAGTTTTTAATGGTCAACTGGTCTGCCGCATTGGTCGTCAAAAGGAACTGCAACGCCTGTGCGGAAGCACCCTGAACGTAATCCACCGTGTCCAGCGTGACACCCGCAGCCGTGACGTAGAACAATTTGACAAGCTCATCAATCGAAGTCGTACAAATAATGTTCTTGATGGTCACATTCGCCGCAGAGATATTCCAACAAGCGGCAGTAGATGTCGCCCATGTAATCGTGGGACGGAGATTTCCATTCCCCAAGCCGATAATCGAAACACCTGCAACGTCGCAGGTAATCGTTCCGGCAGCAATAATGGATTCCGTATGACCAGGAAGCACATAGATAATATCTCCACGGTCAGCCGTACAAGCACCGATTGCCTTGTCTATCGAGGTAAATAACTTGCTGGCGGGAACTCTGGAACGATAGTAATTGTAGGAAGCATCCCCTGAAGTTCCTACCCAAAAAGTTTCACCTGCGCCAACAACGCCACCACCCAACAGTTTATGGGGCATGATGTTTGCATTGTCAGCAATATTTCTATCTTTAATCATTTTGTTTTCCTTTCATAGTTGTCCCTAGAGGCGGGTTGCCCCGCCCCTAGATACTGGTTAAAGGGTTAAGAGTAGAGCGAAGGTTCAACGAGGTCTTTAATCAGACAAAGCACGTTGCGCTGTTCGCAGCCCAGATTGGTGTAGAGCCGCAAATAGGCTTCCCATTCATCGTAACTCGCTCGCTGGTGAAGCTGTGAGTTATCCAGATTACCCCAACCCAGAGGACTCATTTCATACTTGTAAATGACATCATCGGGGAAAGCGTAAATCAGGTTGGGCTGGCAGAGGGGATCGACGATAATCTCCACCGAACCGTCACCACCGGAGAATGTGAGAACTTCGTAACCGCCCTGAAGTTTGGTCGGCTGGAATCTCACATCGGGCATCAGCAGATTGGCGTACTTGCGTTTCTGTCCCAAACCCATCAGCATTTTCTTCACGGAAGCACCGGAAGCGGTACGCACAACGTCAACCGCCTGTAGCATGAGGTCGATGGATAGTTCACGGTTCACGGACGAATTGGACAGGATATTTGCCGCCCACTTCGGATTCGATGCAACGGTAATACCCTCATAAACAGAAAGGTTTGTTCCGTCATCGAACATACCATACAGACCGGTGATTTCACGGGGTGTGTCGGTTGTGGCGTGTGCCAAATCCCTTGCGCCCATCTTGACCGCAATCGCACCTTCAGCCAGCGTACAAGCAACACCGTTGGTCAGAGTGGAAAGAGTCGGGTGAGTGGCTTTAAAGGTCGTGGCATTGGTTTCAAACGTGACAACCTTGGTAGAAGGCTTGATGGATTTGACTCTCTGACCGAAAGCGGCAGAGTCGCTTGAACCCAGAACCGTATCGCCGGCAGAGGCGTAGAAGTCAACGACCTGACCTTCAATGAGGTATTTAACGCCGATGTCATTGTCAAAGGTACAAGCATAGGTAGCATTGGCCGCAGCACTCGAAGCGGAAGAAATTCTACCCAGCATACCAAATCCGTCCCAATGACACTGACGGTTCAAGTCAACGACCATGCTCTGATAGATGTCGTCAATTTCGTCAGCCAGACCGTCAACGAAAGCGGCTTCAGAACCCTTGGCAGCTTCAATAGCCGGGCCGGTGATTCGCAGAGTTCCGTACAGATACGCAGGGGTGATAGTTCCCTGAATCTTTACGCCGGTCATCGGGTCGGGCAGAATAGCAGATTCCGCACGACCACCAGTGGACTGATTGCGGGCGATTCTCGCACCGAATACATATCCCTTGCCTTTGGGCTGTTTGTCGGATTTCGGGAACAGGTTATAGGTTATTTTTTCATCGGCAAACTGGTTTTTCAACCCGTCACCGTAAACGTACTTCAAGGCATTTGCCAGATTGGTTAAATCAGCATAATTGGACATTTTTAAACTCCTTTATTTGCCCTTCCCCCTAGTCATCATTTCCAGAAAGGCGTTCTTTCGCTCTCTGGCGTTTTTAAGGGTGGGCTCTGTTTTATAAGTCGCAGCAGTTCCGTCCGTGGATGGCACATTCGGAATAGAGGCTTTTCCCGCCAAATATTCTCTAATACCTTCGTCTTTAATCGCTTTGATTAGGTTGTTCATTTTCTTCACGCTCTGTTGCGTGATCCTTCGGATTTCCTTCTTGTCGGTAATATTGATGTCGTTGCACTCGTTCCCAACTCCCAAGGTGTATGCTAAGAAATCCTTGGCTTCCGTTGATAAATCCTCGATGGAATTTATCTGGCTTTTGACTTCGCCCTCATAAAAGGCGATTGCTTTCTTCGCCTCTTTCGCATCCTGTTCCGCTTTCTCTTTCGCTGAATATCTGTTGTTTAAATCCTCTCTCTCAGCCTGAAGTCTGGCGATAGTCTGTTCGGGGGTTTCCATACCCCTCTTGCGGAGCTCCTCTTGTTGCGCCCAATATTTCTGGTACTTGTCGAGGGTGTCGGCTTTCTGGGCAATCTCGTCTAACTTGTCTAAGTCAATCTGTTTGCCGTAAACCTTTTTCCCTGACGCAACGAGGTCAGCGAGTTCTTCAACATCTTCAAGACCGTTGGCTTCCACTAAAGACTTTGCGATCTTTAGGAGTTTCAGGTCTTGTTTGAACCGTGGGTCTTTGTGCCACGGTTGGTCGGAGTCAGACGGCTTCTCCCCTTTATCGTCCGGTGTGGTTGATGAATCCACCTTCTCATCTTTTACTTCTTTATTTTCAGGTTGCGACCCTGATACTTCGCTCTTTTCGTCTGCCATGATTTTTCTCCTTTTGCGTTCTTTAGGAACTTGCCCGTAAAGAACGAAATTATTTTCTTGTCCTCACAAATACGGCGTTTTCAGCGTACTTCTTGGACATATTCTCCATTAAGCCACCTGTCTTGAGGTCGAATCCCTCATAGCCAAGTTTCTCAAGGTACTCTATCAATTCGCTCTTGGTGTAACCCATCTCGATAAATGCGGAGTCGTTCATTTCCAGTATAATCATCGGGGAATATTTCTTGATTAAGTTCTCCGCACCCTTGACGACCATCAACTCACAACCTTCCGTGTCGATTTTGATTAACTTCACTGGTTCGTCGATACAGGAATCTAAAGTAACCATCTCCAATTTTTGTAGTGTCTTTTGTTCTTTGGTTTTCTTATTAAAGGGATGGTGTGATACATCCCAAAGTGCGTGACCACCGTCATTGTCAAGGTTAACGTAGAGTTCCACTTCTTTACACTCATCACCTACGGCATTGTTAAAGGCTTTTACGTTTTTCAGTCCGTTGAGGTTTATGTTCCCCACTAAACATTCGTAATTGGTTTTCTCCGCTTCAAAGGAATAAACCTGTTTGCAGAGTTCCGCACCGATAATCGTGAACCAACCTATGTGAGCACCGCAGTCAATGAAGGTGTCTGTCGGTTCCAACATCCTCACCATCATGTCGGAAACTTCGGACTCATAGAATCCGTCTGACTTGAGCATTAACTTTTGTGTAAATTTATTCTTGTCCAGTTCGAGATTCATTCGATTCCCTTGATTCGTGTCTGCTTTTGATGACTTCCTGGTTCATCTTGTTTGAACCGTCAATTTGTTTTAATCTCAATTCTTGTTCGGCGTTAAATACGTCTTTACGGTTTAAGACTCCCGCAACGCCGCTCATTCTTTCCTGTACGTCGGGTTCAATACCTATTGTCGGCAAATAGGAAATCTGCTCTTTGGCGGTCAGGTCTTGGAACAACTTGTCCATCTGGACAAATTCTCTTGGGTCTTTCGGTTCGGGCTTGGCGTTCTTTTCTTCTTCTGCAACCATGTTCTGATGTAGTGCTACATGGGCGATGGCTTGGGTTTGAATATCAGGGGGTAACTCTGAAAACTCGTCACTCAAGATAAACTTACGATGGACTTCCAAATGTATCCTGTGGTTGTCAAACCTGAATAGAGGGTCATTGGATAAGACTGTTGAGTTCTCGGTAATCCCACCTTTCTGGGGGTCTTGATCTACGAGCATAATCCCCTGAAAGTCGCCAATGGACATCTTGGCGTTTTCGGTTTCTGCTCTTCTGGAGTCAATGCTTTCTTGTGTCGTAAATCCGCTTAATCCCGCTCTCCTAAAGAGTTCATCTCTCAATTCGGGGTTATTAGGTACGTCACCCAAAAGACCTCTCTGGGCGAAATCTATAAGCATACTCATCTTGCCTGAATTGGTAGTCGAAAGACCGGAATCCAGTTCCATTCTTACGTCTGTGTTGTTTCTCAAATCAGAGGCTTTAAATCTGACAATCTTCCACTTGTTGCCCTTCCCACAAATCTTCAACATCCGTTCTTCGGTGAAGATTTCCTGTGCCAAGAGAAGCCTCTTTTTCTGTACTCTGGTTCTTGACCTGACGAATCTCTCCATGTCGGGGGCTTTGCCTCTTTCGGCGGTCTCTCTTAAAGTATCAACCATAATCCCCGAAGCCTTTGCACCAGGACTCTGCCCTCTTAAAATGTTCTTGGGGTCTCCACCTATGTCTTGAATGGACGTTCTCTGTATGGCTCTTTCTTCCAAGACCTGTTGAGGCAATGGAGTGCCTTGGTCGATTTCCGGTTTCTGCCCACCGCTTAACAACGGGTCGTATTCAATGACTTGCATACCTATTCCCAAAGCACCTACGTCATCGGCTTTCTTGATTCCGATTTTTCCAGGTGTGAACATCTTGGGACGGGCAACGCCTTTTCTGTTGATAGCTAATGCTTGGTCGATTTCGTTTATGGTGATCTGCGGTGAGATTAAATTGGACACACCAGCCTCTGACCAGAAATTCCCAGGCATATAATCGTAATGGAAGTCTGTGAGAGAGTAGAACCACTTGCCTTCACTCATGGGAATGGGCATACGGTCATACTTCTTGAGAATCTTATCGTCACAGGAAATGATATATCTTCCATTGGGGTATTTAATGGTCGGCTTCATTTCGATTTCTCTAAAAAGAACCAAAGAGTCGTCGTCTATTGTATAATTGGAAGCGTCATATCCCCTGCCCTTCCAAGTAGATGTCTGACGGACTAACTTGGAAATCCTTGAGATGTAATCAACGGAATTGGCGTTCTGTGAGGAAACTTTTACCTTGAAGGTATCTTCAACCCATTCCTTAGACTTTAAAGACTGAATACCTATCCAACGCTTTTTCTCAAGCCTGTCCCCAAGCGCGTCAACATACACCTGAAACGGGATAATGTTCTCAACGCCTATTTCTCCGGTGGGGATTATGTTTCCTTCCTTGTCGAACATCCACCTGTCGTCAAACATCTTGGGGAAGGTACGCATAAACCCAACTCCGTAGAGGGGAACGCAAATGGCGCACTTTTCCAGTTCATCTAGGAACTCTCCGTCATTGTAGGAGTCCAAATACTCTAAAAGCAGTTCGGCAAGTTCAGCAGCCTTGGTATCTTCTTTCTCGTTTGTGTTGGGAGCGACCTTGGTAATGAGTTTCTGACCCAAAAGAAGCGATTTCACACTTCTTACAAACTCGATAATCTGATTATCAACAGGGGTGGGGATGTAATCGGGCATTATTCTTCTTCTGAAGGAACGGGTAGAAGGCAAATACTCAATCCATTGTTCACCAAGATAGAATAAAAGATTCCTGTACCACACATCTTCCATCATTTTTCGGATAGGGTTGTTGTTGGATGAGTCAAACAACTCCCCTATGGAAGTGGCAAGGTTGGAATCGTCTTTCTTGTCGTTTAATTTACTGAATATGTCGCTAAGTCCCATTTATATTACCTGATAGGATTCAGGTTCGTCCTGAATTAAGGGTTTTACTTCTTTACGTTCCTCAAATACGGCGTATTCATGGTAATCTTTCGCCATTAAACGGTTTAAGAGGTCTTTTTTCTCGTCTTGGAGAGAATTAACCAACAACCCAACCGCAAATAAGAGGAAAATGTTCAAAAACAACGAGAGTCCCAATAAAAATTCCATCAATAAAGCCTTTCCAGCGAGAAATCGCTGTTCTGATTGTCCCAAGTCCTCTCTAATTCCAGATGAGCCACTTCGGAAATCGTTCTAGGTTTTTTATTCGATTTTTCAAGGGTGTCTTTCCATTGCACACCCGCCATCTGTAAAGGTCTCGCCATGAAAGCCAACGCTGCTTCATCGTAACAATGATCTTCGGAGTCGGTGTCTATATCTTCAGGGTTGTTCGGGTTGATAACCAAAGTTGGAATTGTCCTGATAAAGTGAATACAGTTGTTGTAAACCTGCATCATGGGGACTCCAAACTTCCCGTCTTTCTCTGGAACAAGCAACCTCTGGTGAAACTGCCTTAACTTCAAAGAACGGTTGGGGTCGCCTGGTCTCATTAGGATTCCCTGTCGTCTAAATTCTTCGGCGGTTGACATTCCCTGCCCGCCACCCCGATAATCAGGTTTCTTATTAAAACAAGTAGGATCACAAAGACGGACAATCTGAGGATTAACAATACCGTTTGACTCATTATTCAAACCCATCGCCTTTTCTTTCTTGATAATCCCATGGGCTATTTCGGAATCGGCTAACCTTAAACCCTGATTGGGAGTGCCGTTCCACCCGTACCATTCGTTGAATCTGTAAAATCTCCCGTCTGCATCCACCCACCACCAACCCACCGAAAACGGGGCGCCAAAACCCCAGTCAAACGTCATAAACACAGGAACATCCTTTGGGACGGGAATTGGCTTGATAACGTGATGAAGCCTGTTCCACTCCTGTAATGCCTGACCTACGAATGTGTCCCACGAACCGTCCTTAAACGCCGGTCTGATATGCGCGGGGAGGGTATTAAGCATCTGCCAATAGGTTTCATCAAGGTAAGGGTTATCTTCAGCCTTGGACTTCACAAACACAAACTTGCCTGTGTAATCTACGGGAGACTTGTATTCTTTGGGGTATATCTTGTCTATCCAGAACGCCTTACAGTACGAGTGTCCAATACCCCCAGGGTTTGTCCCTCCGATAAAGAACGTCTCATCATCCTTCAAACCAGGCCATCTTAAACGCATTCTCAAGTCATTAAATGTGTCGTAAGGGTTCTTCGTAAGTTCATCAACAAGAATAGCCGCAAACTCCGCAGACTGATACTTGGAGGGGTCATCTAAGTTCCTTAAACAAATAACCCCGTTCCCGTACTCAGGTTTCAAAATGAAACACTTGCCGTAGGTCTTGTGGTCTGAATAAGACTGCCCCAACCAAGACGGGAACTCTCTGTCAATTTTAGTGATCTGCCGGTCTTTCAAAGAGGGGTAATCCTCACACGCCAACATCACCTGAACCCAAGTTAACTTGTGGTCAAAGAACCACCCCATCAGCATCCGAATGGCTATCCAACGGAGTAAATAACTCTTTCCGCCACCCAAACAGCCGCCGTAGAGAATATACTTCCCTAACTTGCCGTCTATGATGGCACATACCTCCTTCTGACGCTCCGTGAATTTGGCAACGTCCTTGTCGAAATCTAATTGTGGCTGCTCTTTCTTAGCCATTATCCACCGAAGTGAGGGTCGTTATTGACACACGTTGTCGTGTTTGTAAGCCTGGAGCTAGCGGGAGGTCTCGAACCCCCCACCGTCTGCTTACAAGGCAGTTGCTCTACCGATTGAGCTACGCCAGCACGTTTGAATATTCGGTCGTAATTCGCCCTGTACTTCTTAGTCGCTGGCTTTGTTCTAATCTGTTCCATAATCCTCTATACATTTCTCAGGTCGTTTAAATTTATGAGTCAAGAAATCAGCACCCAATATGAACTTCTCAACTCTCCAATAACCCAACTTGCATCTCTGGTAATCTTTCCGATAAGGTACGCCCTCATGGTAACAGGGACACTCATTGCAATTAGAAGGTGTGGGAAACTCTACTTTCATAAGCCCCTTTGTTTTACTAAGTCTGACGGAGGGAATGACTAGGACTCATGCCTACCCCCGTGGGGTTGCCGGTAGGGGCCTTTCGCCTATTAGGTAATTTATTTTATTCCCCTTGCCGCTTGCCCCTGGCTGATTCATCCCGCTTGCCTCTCGCCTTGCCCGATTTCCCCTCGATTTTTGCTCTGATTTATGTCAATTTCACTCAATTTGAATATAAGTATATGATTTATTTAGCCTATCATACTAATCTCACTAATTATCGTGTGTTCCTTCCTCCACTTTGCCCTCTAAAACGGGTGTTTGCCTCCACCGTTTTAAGAATCGTGTCTTATATCCTGTATTATGTAAACTTACTGCCGTTCCTAAGTGGTTAATTTACTTAGTAATGGTGTTTTCTTGACT